AATAAAATACAAGCTAAAGACGGTAAAAATTTATCTCAAGTTAGAAAAAATTCTAAAAATCCAAAAGGAGTAGCTAATGGATGCGGAATGGTAATGGAGGATAGAAGAAAAGAGACTACATATGGCTAGTCCTGCTTGGCAACGAAAAGAAGGCAAAAGTGAGTCAGGAGGACTAAATAAAAAAGGTGTAGCTTCTTACAGAAAAGCTAATCCTGGTTCTAAATTAAAAACAGCAGTTACAACAAAACCATCAAAGTTGAAAAAGGGTTCAAAAGCTGCTAAAAGACGTAAGTCATTTTGTGCAAGAATGGAAGGTATGAAAAAAAGAAGAACTAGTTCTAAAACGGCAAAAGATCCTAATTCTAGGATTAATAAATCACTAAGAAAATGGAATTGTTAATATGAGTACACTAGCAGATCGAGTTAAGCAAAACGAAGGCTTCAGAAATAAAATTTACAAAGATACTCTTGGGTTCGCCACTATTGGCTATGGACACAAGGTAACTGAGCATGATCCTTTTGAAGAAGGAGTAGAATATCCAAAAGAACAGTTAGAAGAAGTTTTTAAAACTGATTTAGAACATGCACAATTATTATGTGAAAACATGTTTATGTGTGATTTAAGTTATGATCCACCAGAATTATTAAAAGAAATTTATACAGAGATGATATTTCAGCTTGGCCCTGGAGGAGTGTCTAAATTTAAAAAAACTTTTGATTTTGTTAAAATGAAAAAGTTTAAAGAGGCGAGCATTGAAATGTTAGACTCGAGATGGAATAAACAAACACCCAACAGAGCAAAACATTTAAGTGATTTAATGGCTACAATTCAAATATGAAATTACCGGGGAAAAGATTCGGTCCTCCTCCATTAAAAGGCCCTGATCCTAAAGGATTAAAAATTAAACCAGGAAAAATTAAACCTATTCCTGTTTCTGATAATTTTCCTCGATTTAAAAATGGAGGATTAAGTAACAATACAGTTATGAAAAAATACAAAAGGAGTCAAATTGGCTGATCAAGTAATTGTCTTAGTTGAAAGACTAAGAAAAGAAATAAAGACTAGACAAGAACAACTAACTCAAGTTATAACGGGAGATGTAAAGGAAATCACCACATATAAGTATGTGTTGGGACAATTACACGCTTGGAATAAAATAAATCAGGAACTCACGAACCTGCTAAAGAAACAGGAGCTAGATAATGACTAAAACTAATGTAATACCTACAAAAGTTTTTGCCTTAGAGAAAAAAAATAAAGAGATAAAAGAAAAAGAGAAAAAACCCGAACATTCAAAGTTACCTAATCCCAGTGGTTGGAGATTATTGGTAATGCCATTTAAACTTAAAGAAAAAAGTAAAGGTGGAATTATTCTAACAGATAAAACTGTTGAAGAAAGCCAATGGTCAACCAATGTAGGATTGGTAATGAAAATGGGTGATTTATGCTTTAAGGATGATGGAAAGTTTCCTACAGGTCCTTGGTGTAAAGAGAAAGATTGGATACTCTTCGGTAGATATGCCGGAGCAAGAATTAAAATCGACGGTGGAGAACTCAGATTACTTAATGACGACGAAGTTATGGCAGTTGTTAAAGATCCTGAATATGTTTTATCACCGCTAACAAACTAACATGAGGAGATAGTCATGCCAGAAGCACAACCAGCATTAAGTGAAGAAAAAACAATACCTATTGAAGATACAGGTAATCCTGTTGATGTAGAAATAAATGAAACATCAACGGAAGAAACATCTCAACCAGTTGAAACAAAAGAAGAGCCTCAAAGCGAATCTGAACATGAAGAATATTCTTCTGGAGTTAAAAAAAGAATAAATGATTTAACAAAAAAATGGCGTGAAGAAGAACGTCAAAAAGAAGCAGCTATAAAATTTGCGGAAAGTGTTAAAAAGAAAAATGACACCTTACAAAAACAATTTACTAGTTTAGATGATACTTATATTGAAGAAGTTGCTCAAAGAGTAGATGCTACTGAGTTAGCTCTAAAAAGAGCCTTGACTGAAGCACATCAAAAACAAGATTTTGAAGCTGTTGCAGAAGCTCAAGCTAAATTAGCTGAAAACGCTGTTCATAAACAAAGAGTGGTTTCTGCTAAAAGTAAAAAACAAGCAGAACCTGTAGAGCAGAATGTAACTCAAGAAGCTCCTCCGCAAGTTCAACAACAAGTTCAACAAACTCCACAGCCAAGTGAAAAAGCTCTTCAATGGGCTCAAAGAAATCAATGGTTTGGTCAAGGAGAAGGAAAAGATCAAGCAATGACATATGCTACTTGGGGAATTCATACAACTTTAGTTAATGAAGGAATGAATCCTGAGTCAGATGAATATTATAATGAAATTGATACTAGACTAAAAGGGTACTTTCCTGATAAGATAGGACAAACGAATTCTAACTCGAATATTACTAGCAATAAGGTCGTCCAGACTGTTGCTGGTGCTAATTCTCGGGTTGGAAACAAAACTGGACGCCGTACTGTGAAACTCACACCATCACAAGTAGCCATAGCTAAAAAGCTAGGTGTGCCATTAGATGAATACGCAAAATTCGTGAAGGAGTAAAATATGGAAAACGTAAAACTAAAAAAAACTACTCGACACGCTGAAACTAGGGACTTACAAGCTCGTAAAACGGTCTGGTCCCCACCGAGACAACTAGATGCGCCTGTACCACCGGAAGGGTTCAAATATCGTTGGATTAGGGAGTCGCTTCAAGGTCAACCTGATGATAAAAATATTACATCAAGATTGAGAGAAGGGTATGAACTGGTTCGAGAAGATGAACTTTCAGCAGAAGATAAAATGAAATATCCTGCTATGGCAGAAGGTAAGTACAAGGGCACCATAGGAGTTGGAGGTTTGCTATTAGCTAAAATTCCTCTTGAAATGGCTAAATCTAGAAATGAATATTTCCAGAAAAAGTCTAAAGAAGTACAAGAAGCTATAGACAATGAGGTTTTAAAAGACGAGCACCCGAGCATGCCTATGTCAAGTAATAGGAGCTCAAAAGTAACATTTGGAGGCAATCAATAATTCTGAATTGGTCGGGATTGTGATGCTTCTAGAAAAGGAGTAAATTATGGCAAATGTAGATTCGCCTAGAGGACTAGTTCCTGTTAAAATGCTTGGTAACAAGTATGAAACAGCTGGTTTCTCTACTTATAAAGTTGCTTCTGGTTACGCATCAAACATCTTTAATGGTACAGCTGTTCAACTAAAAGCTGATGGAACTATTGAAATAGCAGTAGACGCTAAATCAAACTCTGCAAAAATTGTAGGAGTTTGTGGTGGTGTAAACTACACTGATTCAACAGGGAAACCAATTTGGAAGAACTATTGGCCAGCGGGAACTGTAACACAAGGTACAGTAGCTGCGGAAATTAAAGTTTATGATGATCCAGATCAACTATTCATCGTTCAAGCGGACGGTGCTGCCGATCAAACATCGGTAGGAGCCAATGCACCTATGGTAGGTAACGCAAATGGTAACACGACTAACGGTATCAGTTCTATGGAATTAGATTTTTCTGGACTTACAGCTGCTGATGAGCAGTTAAGAGTTACAGGAATAGTTCAAGCTCCTAACAATACTGCTGGTGAAACAAACGTAGATTTGATTGTTAGAATTAACGATCATGCTTACACTAACTTAGCGGGGATATAATATATGGCTATTTCTAGATCCCAGTTAGCCAAAGAATTAGAGCCGGGTTTAAATGCTCTCTTTGGCTTAGAATACAAACGCTATGAGAACGAAGCAGCAGAAATCTTCGACCAAGAAAGTTCAGACAGAGCTTTTGAAGAAGAAGTAATGTTAGGCGGGTTCGCTGGTGCTCCTGTGAAAAACGAAGGTGCGGCAATCAATTATGATACTGCGCAAGAATCTTTCACTGCGAGATACACTAACGAAACTATCGCTCTTGCTTTTGCTATCACTGAAGAAGCTGTAGAGGATAACCTTTACGACAGAGTCAGTGCTAGATATACAAAAGCTCTAGCTCGTTCGATGGCTAATACTAAACAAGTTAAGGGTGCTAATATTCTTAACAATGCATTTTCTGCAAACGCTGCTGATTTTGGTGGAGACGGAGTTTCTTTAGCTTCTACTGCTCACCCAACTTTAACAGGTGGAAACTTCTCTAATAGAAGTGCTACAGATGCTGACTTGAACGAGACTTCTCTTGAACAAGCAGTTATTGATGTTGCTGCTTTTATTGATGAAAGAGGTTTGAAAATTGCATTAAAACCAATGAAAATGATTATTCCTTCAGCTTTACAATTTGTAGCTGATAGATTAATGAATTCAAGTGGTAGAGTAGGTACAGCTGATAATGATATCAACGTATTCAATCAATCAGGATATATTCCTCAAGGATACAGCGTAAATCATTATTTAACTGATACTGATGCATTCTTCATTAAAACCGATTGTCCAAACGGCTTCAAGCATTTTGTAAGAACACCAATTACAACTGCTATGGAAGGTGATTTTGACACTGGAAATATGAGATACAAAGCTCGTGAAAGATATAGCTTTGGTTTCTCTGATCCTAGATGTGTTTATGCATCTCAAGGTTCTTAAAATTTAACTAATCTTTCTTAGGTGAAAAAGGCGCTTGTAAGAGCGCCTTTTTTGTTTTAAAATACAATTTACTCAAGACTTAACAAGACAACTACAAGGAGGTTGACATGGGTACAACTACATTTTCAGGACCAGTCAAAGCTGGGACTATAAGAGAAGGAGCAAGTGTTAATACAGGGTTTGTATTAATGGCTCAATCAGCAGTAATCGATATTATCGGTGCAACTGCTACTACAGCAATAGGAATTATTCCTGCTAACTCACAGATTGTGGATGTAATTTTAAATGTTACAACTGTAAACAATGATGGTGGAACTGCTACAGTTCAAGTTGGACACGCAGGTGATACTGATGAGTATCTACCAGCAACAAATGTAAAAGCTTTAGGTACAACTAGAGGTACAATTGGTACTGATGGTACAGATATCGGTTCATCTGATCAGACTGTAAATGCTGTTTTCACAGCAGGTACGGGTAATGGTGCAACAGGTGCTGCTACAGTTACTGTTCTTTACATGCAGAATAACAATTTAGCATAAATAAACTCTGGGTGAGGTGTAATGACCTCACCCTTAACAGGAGAAAAATATGACGCAAGTAGTCACAAAACAATTTGATGGAACTAGAAAAGCTATTTTCACAATAAATTTTAAGATAGCCAGCACTACAGCTGAAACTTTTACAATTGTACCAGCTAATTTAAATAATTCTAAAGGATTTGCTACAGGAGCCACTGCTAATAGTGGTGATGTTTGTACCAACCTTACTATTAATAAATTATGGTGGAGTGTTAATAACACTGCTGTTACCAAACCACTTTTAGTGGAATGGAAAGCAACAGCTAATTCACAAGCTATAACTTGTAACTATGCTGACTCAAAAGATTTTAGTGCTATTGGAGGATTAACAAATCCTTTAACACCTGGAACAGGTGGAGCAACTGGAGGATTAGATGTTAAATTTCTTTCAGTAACAAATGATGATACAGCTACTTTAGTTTTAGAATTGTTAAAAATTTATACAACTTATTAGTGAAAACACTTTTTGTAGTTTTGACTTTTATATTAGTTGTTAGTGTAATAACTAGTGCGAACGGTGCAGACACAAATACTGTGTCTAGCACCGTCGTTACGGATAAATCGGTACCTACCGCAAATGCTCCAAGTGTTGTTGTAAACAATTCTGATATTTGTAAAGTAGCCACATCAGGTGCAATACAAACCAACATACTTGGTATCGCTACAGGCGTAGTAGTTGACGACGAGCTGTGCCAGTTGCTCAAGCTTTCCCGCCAGCTTTATGCGAGTGGCCTTAAAGTTGCATCGGTAAGTTTGTTAGCGACAGATCCACGTGTTTTTGATAGTTTAGTTATGGCAGGAACTCCACCACCATATATGGGATCTATTGGTTCCGAAGCTTTGGAGAAATGGAAATCAAATCCAGACATGATACCAGAAGGTAGCACTGTATTTAAAGATGATGTTTTAAAGATTAATGTAAATGAGGATGTAAACGATGACGAGTTCAAAAAGTTTTTATTTTTGGCTATG